CCCGCCATACATAGGGGTAGCTACGAACAACTTAGTCTGCTTTGGTGGCTTTTGTACTTGAATCATCTGTGCTACCTTGTTCTTCTTAAAGCTCATTTCTTTTTTCCTTTAGGTTTATCTTCATGCATTAAATCACTTACCAACAGTTCAATGGACTTGCTTGTTTCATTCAACACGTCTCGAACCAACCACAATGCCCCACTATGCGGTTGGCTACTTATATCATCAGCAATAAGCTCAAGAGCATCCGCGGCGTTGGATATTCTATTATTTAACTCGTCAATCTTGCAAGCTATGTCCCAAATCATTTTTTTTGTGCCTTTCTTATTATTGCTGCTGTTCCTAATTTACTCGCAGAAGCTAAAGCGCAATGCCTACAAACAAGTCTAGCCTTAGATCCGTCGCTCTCATAAATACCTTTTTCATTAATCGTTGTTACAATACCCCGTACCGACCAAGGGCCATCTAATACTCCACAATCTGAACAAATAAGATTTTGTTTTAATCTTTCTTCTATCTTTCTGTAATCTACATATGATCTTCCTCTGCTTGTCCGTTTAGTTCGCCTAATTCTTGAGCAGTCGTAGCAACAAGTAGATATTCGATTCATATTGGTAGCTGTTAACGACATTGTTTTATTACATACAACACAAGGTTTATCAAACCTAATTCTCTTCGCTTCTCCGCTACACGCCCTAGAGCAATAGTTGGTATTTACCCTTTTTGCCCAGCACCAATATCTTTCAAAAGCTGTTCCACATATAGGGCAATCAAAATGGTACTTCCCCGAACTATTACCAAGGGGAGTTTTATTAGACTGATGGTACGCTAGGCCATTCCTAGTAGGTAGTAAGTTTTCAAAACTCATTTCATTCTCCAAGGTAAAATTTTGTATGCGTCTTTCATTAGTTTGTTGCCGTCTCTAAACATCTGATGTAATCTTTCGGGCGCTCGGTAATTAACCGTAGCCTCTCCTGTGCATCCGAAGGAAGGCAAAGCTGTGCTGGTAGCTTTATAGAAGGGGCGGTCTGCACCCCAGCCACCGTAGAAATGGTGCGCCACAGTAACCAAGAATTCACGCCGAAAGCAATAACAATTAGTATCAACAAAATTAAGAGTGCTATCGTAAAACGTCGGACAGCGACCGAGTGATTCGCAGTCATCATCGCATATATATTCTCCAGCTTCATTACATATTCTCCTCAAACTATAAGCCCACATTAAGTTTTTACTTTTAATCTTGTTAATCATGGTCTCTACATGATTTGGCTCGAACCAATTATCTTCATCTAAAAACAAAATGTAATCAGCGTTTACCATTAGTGGCATAGCCGCATAAACCCGGTGTCCATACCAGCCGTTAGCCCCTACGTTTTCAGGTAAGGCCAAAAAAGTACAGCCGTCTGGGGGATCCATATACACCCCATCAGATACAACCAAATGCTCTGTTTCTATCGTCTGATTAACAACACTTTCAATCGCTTTATTAACCGTACTTTTCCCAGTAGTCGGGGTGATGACCATTATCCGCATGTTCTTATCCATTGGTCACCTGATTTCTGCATTACACAGCCATCTACCATTTGATTTTGTTTATATGGTTCTACTGTTACTTTTTGGCAGTTGTTGCTACGCATACTAAACGCTAGAATCAAAGCAATAAAAAGTATTCCAAGTCCAATGTTTTTATACATTTTCTATTACCCTTTCTTTAAGCATGGCATCTGCCAACTCGTAAGCACGTTTAGAGGCAATCTCATCCCACTTCTTTTCAGTCAGGTCAAACTTCCAATCAGCCGCAATAATGCCAGCCATAATTGCTTTAGCAAATTCGTCTCTAAGCTCCATACCACTCCTTTGGTAGTTCTAATACAGGTTTATCTAATACATTGCGGGCATCCAATGGATGGGGTAAGTTTTCTACAAATCCTAGTGCTTCACTTCTGTCCTTACGCAACAAGGTTAATTCAAATACCCGCGGCAAAATAAAACCGCTAGCGTTCACCGTTCCACAGTTATTGTTGGGATGGTTATGTACCACATGAAATTCTTGCGTTAACTTGGCAAAAAATGTAGATACTGTATTCCAAGCAATTGGATTAAACCACGCGTCGGTATCGTGAACTTCAATACAAATAATTCTAAAATTTTCTAAAAGTCCTCTGCTAGTATTTATGATAGTTGTATATTCTCCACCCTCAATATCCATTTGAAGAATCAAATCCCCGCTATTTTTAGAATGAAATGCTTCTGTCTTTATAAGCCAGTTAGTTAGATCTGTATTGTCTTCATCGTTGTACCCGTCTAAATACTTTTTGGTAAACGATAATGGTGTAAATCCTTTAGGGGCACTATCTACTGAGCCATCTGCAAGGTGCGAACCAATGCCACGCTTACATAGATCTATCTCAAAGCTAGCAGTGTCTGCAACTCCGGGTGAATAGCAAGCTACTATTCCTTCTAAATCGTTAGGAATAAGATAACCACCGTCATTAGCACCACCTACCCGTATAAGCTCAAACTTAGTCTTTACTGGGCGTAACGCTTTTACTAATTCTTTTAATTGGTCAATCATATCTTTCTCACGTTATCGCACGACTTACAAATACTGCACTTGTTAAACTCAGATTTCTCGTTCATAACAATTAGATCAAGTAAGGGTTTACCCTTAAATATCTCGTCATAAGTTTGGGTTAGTAAGTTCCCTATAACGTGTTTAAGGTTGTAATCCATACAGCAAAGAACCACATCTCCATTCGGTAATAAGACGTTGCGGTCGTAGAACGGCGTAGAAGCGCAGGTTAGTGCAAAGTCGTGGCGTGGGGTAAGGCTTACTGCTTGGTCGCCTACTTGCTCTACATTCAAACTGTCTGCCCTAGTATGTCCTTTCCAGCCAGCTAAGTCGCCAATCATATCTTGTAGATCAGCATGAACCTTACCTGAACCATCCATAGTCATAGCACCAAAACCGCAGGGTAGATCAAGCTGAGTCATTATCTTTAGCGACTCTACCCATTCTTCTGAATACTTCCAGCCCTTCATGTTGCCATTGGAGTCGGGCAAGTGAAACATAATTACTTCTACCTGTTTAGGGTGATCTTCTAATACTTTCTTAACCCTATGTGCATCTTCGTTTGTCATGCCGTACAGGGTCGTATAGATTGCTATATTAAATCCCATGTACAAAACTTCTTCTAGCATTTGAGTGCAGTCGGGATTAGCCCAAGGCTCTGACATACCTGAAAAATCTATGCGAGTGTTGCGTGGTAACTTTGTTAGAACATGGGTTAAATCAACTGGTGTTAAATACTTAGTCTTATCGCCGTAGTTATCCCGTAAGTTCTCCTGTGGGCAAAAGCTACACATAAGCGGGCAACCAACCATAGTGGTTAGCTCCATTACTGGCGAGTGCGGGTGCTGTATGCCGTACTTAGATTTCATTAGCAACGCCCGTCTATATCTAAATCTTTTACCAGCTCTCTTATTCGTTTAGGTTGCTTCTTTGTAAACGACTCGGACATACCCAATGCTTTACTTAATACGGATACAAACCCCTCACCTATTAGCCAGTCCTTAGCTTCCCTATCCAAATCAAGTTCACAAATAGCTGAACCGTCTTTTCTTTCTTTACGCAACTTCGTTATTATTTTCATAGTATTGTCCTTTTTTCCTTAGCCTCTTCTGAAGCATATTCGTCTACTTGTTCGTACTGTTTAAAAGTATCAAATGCTTTCTCGCCCTGTAATTCTAGTAAGTTAGATACCATAATTAAGTAATTAGCTAACTGATCTTCGGTAAGTATTTCAGCGTGATCACACGCCCGAAAGATTAAGTTATCTACCACTTCTTTAACTCCCCACAAAGCTAATATGTCCTGCTCTAAATCAAAACGTGTTTTCATGTAATACTCCTTACAAAAGCAATTGCGTTATCAAGGCTCGGTTTTTTAAGTAGTAATGGCTGTTCATACATCTCTTTATACAAACCAAGTTCTCTATCAAACCAACCAATGTCGTGCAAAAATATATACATCCTTTTAAAGTCTTGGTAATTCATAAATGCTTTGCTATTAAAGTCTTCATTAACAGATACGTCACCGCTATACAAGGGCACAGTCAGGCCAGCGTAAGCATCAACCAACTTCTCCGTTACGTAACCATCGTATATAGAATTCTCAGGGCATAAGCAAAATTTATACTCAGGCAATATGGCAAACTTAGATTTGCGTAACGAGTTACCAAACATCAACCCGTAACCATCTACTTGCTTGTACTGTGATACAGAATTAAATAAATTAACTCGTAGTCCTTCGGGGTTCCCAGCAATCATGGCGCAGAACTTATTTTTATAGCTCAGATCAAGAGTGCGCCCACTTGTTAGGGAATCAATGGATATAAGGCCTTCGTACCCATGATTGTGGGAATTCTGTTTGCGTGGCTTTTGTACAAACCCATCCCATGCAAGGCGTGACCACCATAAAGGTAAACGAAAGTTTCTGCCCTCGTAAGTGTCGTGATCAAATGAAAGAGAGTGGTTGTATCCTACATAATTAGGACGTACATTTTCACCAATATACATAATTGTTTTTGCGGGGTCTGTTTGAGTATGACCAAAGACGGAACTAATGATTACGTCAGCATCATACGGGCTAAGAACATAATCTACGCCATCAAATGCCGCGTTGAAAAAGAAATCAAAGAAGTCTCCATCAAACGCGCCGTCCCAGAAATTAACCACGCATACTTTTTTCATGCTTTTACGTATTTTTGTAAGCGAGCAATGCGGTTCTGTAAATAGTTTACTTGTGCTTCGTAGTACTCCATGTGCGTTTGTGAGCGCAGTAATTCTCTACGCGCTTCTTCTAATTCAGCAACCGCTATCTCATGGCTAGGTGCCGGTCCAAAAACTGAGTTATATAGTCTATTAAAGTATTTCATTATTTTCTCCAAAACATTATTAAAAGAATACAGATAGTAAAACTAGTAAAAATTACGCCAGTCCAAAATATCCACATTGTTAATCCTTCCCAAAAAAATCTTCTAGCTGGTAGCCTTTGGCCTCCAGTGCCTCCCTCAATTTCCGCAACGCTGACTTTTCAATCTGCGCTATTGTCACTCGGGATACTCCAAGCTCATCTGCAATTTGTTGCCAAGGTACTTCTGGTCGTGGTGCAATTGGTTTCTTTCTACTTGCCATACCCCACCCGATTCCCATTGTTATCAAAATAATTAGCTACCCGATTTTGATTGGGAACCACATACCCTTCTCGTTGGCCTTGATTACTGTAAATATTGTTAGGCGAGTAAATATTAAACTCCGAGTTGTTGTAGTTGTATGGTGAGTTGTTATAGTTGTACGGCGAATTGTTATAGTTGTATTCAGAATTCTTATAGTTGTATGGGCTATTGTCATATGTAGTTACCTGTGCATATACCAAGCACGTTGTGGCTAATATACAAACCCCAACTAGCAACACCAGTATCACTGCCCAAAACAACCGCTCAAAAAATACGCTCATGATTTCCTTACTTTCTTTTTGATTGTGGTTATGCCGCCTTCAAGTTCTTTGGGTTTGCGAGCTTCTAGCATCTCATCGGCAAACCGATAACATTCCTCCGCGCTTGCCCCTGTTATTGCCTTAAACATAGCAAAACAATCCCGAAGATCGTTCTCGTTCATTCTTTTTCCTCGAGTTCGATTTCACGTACAAGATACCACTTGGCCTTGCGTAAGTCTTCTAAGCGTTTGCCCTTTTTATCGGCGCGGCTTATGTATTTGACTACGTTGCCAAGGTTATACCCAAGCTTTTTAGCCTCGATGTAGTCAATGGTTTCGATGCCACCGGCTGTGTAGTGCGCTGGGCTGTTGACAGGGTCAGAAAGAGTGATAGTTTGTTTTGTTTTGCGGGGTTTATTTACTTTGTTTTCCTGCACAAGGCCATTCACCGTACCTACCTCGCTTATCCCCCCTACCGCGCTTATG